AAAATTATAGATTATTTCAAATTTAGGAAATTAGGAATTTACAATTTTTCTCATTTTTTGCACAATTTACGCAAAATGACAGATTAATTGGAATTTTGGAATTTTGAATTTTTTGCACCGCTCCAATTAATATTTGGAGGTGTAGAATTAATTGGAATTTCCAATTTATTGCGAAAGTTGGGAAATTTGCGAAAAAAACGAAAAAAACGAAAGAAATTGGAATTTTCAATTTTTTGCATTAGTTGTGAAATTTTCGCAGAAAATGAAAAAAACTACAGTTCCCTAATTAAGCCTTTGCAATTGCAGAATATTAACTAGGTATTTGTAGTTTTTTTCATTTTCTGCGAAAATTTCACAACTAATGCAAAAAATTGAAAATTCCAATTTCTTTCGTTTTTTTCGTTTTTTTCGCAAATTTCCCAACTTTCGCAATAAATTGGAAATTCCAATTAATTCTACACCTCCAAATATTAATTGGAGCGGTGCAAAAAATTCAAAATTCCAAAATTCCAATTAATCTGTCATTTTGCGTAAATTGTGCAAAAAATGAGAAAAATTGTAAATTCCTAATTTCCTAAATTTGAAATAATCTATCATTTTCTGCAAAAAAGTTAAAAAATTGGAAATTCCTAAATTCCAAATAATTCTACATTTCCAAATAATTTTCCAACTATGATAAAAAATACTAATTTTCTAAATTCCTAAATTACAATTAATCTGTCATTTAGTGAAATTTGTAATATAAAATTTGCAAATTCAAACTTTGGAAATTTGTAATAAATGTTAATTTGTGGATATTAATAACTACTAACTATAATATTATAATTTATAATTTGTAGGAAACCAAACCCACAATTTAAAACTTTTAGTTACTAAACATATTCATAATTTATTTAAATTATTAATTCTAGCAAACCAAAACCTCAATTTAAAGTTAGAAAGTTACTAAACATATTGTTAATTTGTTATATTTATTCATTTCGTTATGTGTTGTTAGTTTTTTGCGTTTAGTGTTGGAGAAATTGGAAGTTTAGAAAGAAAAGTTTATATACCAGAAGAAAGCATTTAATAATGTTAGTGGGCATTATCTTTCTTCTTATTATTATTTTTTTATATATATTATTATTAACATTTAAATTAGATAATTATATAACTACATAGTTAGTATATTATATAATTAGCTAACTACTAATTAGTAGTTTATAATTAATAAATTATAGTCAAACCCAAAATAGGTTTTTTTACGCGATTTCACCGTTACAAAACAATTTATCTCTACAGCGTTGAAAGAAATTGGAGATGCAAAGTTGATACGTTCTCTATAGAGAGAGATGATGGAGAAGAAACGAAAAATAGAGATCTAAAAAAGGAGAGAAAAATTTAAATATGAGTTTAGAGATAGTATGTATTGTGAATGAAAAATGGTAGACACAAAAGTAAAAATAAGCAAGAAACAAGCAAATGAATTAGCAAAACAGCTTCAACAAGACAAAAATTTTATTCCATACAAAGGCGAAGCCGACTTTTATTATTCTTTTATTGAGAAACAAGGAAAAGTTCATATAAAATTGTACCAATTTGGAAAAGATTTTTATTTAGAAATTACCACATTAAGTTAATTTTTTAATTGTTATTTTTAATTTCCTATTTTTCTTCTGTTTTATAATTTTTTATTTTCTGTAATTATGCTCAATTTTTCTCATATTTGAGATAATATTACTAAATATAGAGAAATCGTATGTTGTATAGCCTAATGATAAAAATAACGAAAAATAGAGATCTAAAAAAGGAGAGAAAAATTTATAAAGGAGGACATGCAAAATTATATGTGAGTGAAAATGATACAAAAATATATAATCGGAAGATGGGAAGTATATATATGTTTACTTTGCAATAAGAAACTAGGCGAAAGAAGGATAGATGGATATTTAGCAAGTTATCACAATTGTGAACATTATTATTGGAAAGTTGTAGTTGGCAAGAAAGCTAAAGAAATAGGAAAAACATCTTTAATAAAAGCTAAACGTGACGGTTTAAAGTATTTCCTTTTGTCAGATATAGATTAATTTTTTTTATTTTATTTTTCTTTTTTAACTTTTAGCTTTTATTTTCTTATTTTAGTTATTTTTATGTCAAATTTTTCTCATTTCCGTTTTATTATTTCAGGATAAAGAAGGATTTCTAAGTAAGGGATTAGACGATAAAAATAACGAAAGATAGAGATCTAGAAAGATAGAGAGATAAAAGAAGTTTTGAAATATTATAGAGAAGTTAAGAAAAATGAGGTATAAAAAAATAAATTTAAATTAAAAGTTAGAAGTATACACTAAACAAATATTGTTTAGTTTCGGCAAGCTGTATTTCAAGACTGTCATTATATTCTATAATAAAAATTTCTTCAGATTTCTCAAGTTTTTCTTTTCCATATTGTAATGATACTCTTAATATGGTTTTTTCTTCTTTTCTTAAAAATATCAAATCAAATTTAAATATTTTCTTGCTTAATTTTATGAAGCCTTCTAAATGTATATTTCCTCTATTTAATATTATTATTTCAGGTACTTCATTCATCTCGTAAAAAAACATTAATGTATTTCTAATGTCTGTTTTGCTTATTTTTCTAACTATGTACTTTGTATTTTCCAACCATTCGTTTTTTTCTTGTGTTTTCATTTGACTCACATGTATACTTTCGATATTTAGATATTTAAAGTTTTCTACAGATTTGTAGAAGTTGAAGATAAAAAAAATGAAAGATAAAGAAGTAAAGAGATAGAGAAAGATTTAAATATGAGTTTATGCATATGTAAAATTGTGAATAAAAATGGCGGAAGAAAAAAGTCAAAATTCGTTTAAAGAAAAGTTGGAAGGACAAGTTAATATTAGTTTTTTGATTCAGTTAGAACAAGTTAAGGGAAGACATATAGAATATTCAAAGCTATATGTCGTAGTAAATGATACGAAAAATGAAATTAGCTTTACTTATTTAAATCCAGAAGATATTGATTTTGTTAAGACGCTACAAAAAATTGCAAGACTTTATAAGGTTTACAAAGAGGTAAATAATCAGAAGATAGCAGAGGGTGCAAGGGAAGAAATATTAAAGTTAATTGCTTTATTAATTTGGAATATATACTAATTTTTTTCTTTCGTATTCTTTATTTTTTATTTTTTTGTTTTTTGTTTTCTTTCTCCATGCTTGATTTTTCTTATGTTTGTAATATTAATACTAATATTTTAAGAAATTCATAAATCGAAAGATAAAGAAAGTTTTAAATTTGTCATAACTCACAAATTGATTTGGTGAGAAGCGAAAATGAATAAATTTGATCAACAATTAGAGAAAATAAATCAAATAATAAATCAATTAGAGATTTTAAGATATGAAATTATTCAGTTATGGGATGAAATGCAAAAAGCCAATTATAGAGAGTTAAAGGAATATCTATTTGAAAAATTAAGAAATACCGTAAATGATCGATATGTTGGTTCTATAATTTTTGTTAATGATGATGGCGTAAAATATATTGCATATGATGAGTGGAATAATGGATCTCATAATTATGTTATAGATTATAGAAAAGCGTATTCTTGGTATAGATTTGAAACTAAAGAAAATAAAATAATTATATATTATGGTAATGAATATAATATTCCAGAAGATATTATTGTTTTGTTGAAGATGATACCAGAGTCTATTGTCAGTCATGTCGATCCTGTCTATTTTAAAGTATATTATCTTTTGAAGAAAAATTATAAAATCGAATTTGTCAAAGTTTGATATTATTTTTTTCTTTTTTATAAATCGAAAACTCAAGATATTTTTATATTTGTCATATAGCATATTTTCATTTACAGGTGTCAGGTCGTATGTCCCAAGTTGAAGATCAAAAAAAATATGAAGTAAAAATTTTAAAACAAATAATTCATTTGCCAATCGTTTTTATGTTGAAACATTCAAATGGTCAAGTTACAAAAATTTCGTTAATTTCAAATCATTATGTAAATTGTTCTAAATATATTTCTAGGTCAGGATTAACGTTTAACGGTTGTTTTAAGTATGATGGTAATCAATTAGATGAAACTAAAGGCATATATTATACGCCAGCTCCATCAATAATTTCAGTTTATAGAAGAAATAAAATTACAAGAAGTTTAGATGATATGAAAAACTTCATATTAAAACAAATAGAACTTTCAAATCTTAATTCTAAAAAATTGCTTATTAATTATACCAATTATGCAATAGAAATTTATGATTATTTCATAAAAGGTCAATTATACGAATTTCATTTGACATATAATCAAGGCAATTTGGAAATTTATGAAGTTCCATCGCCAAATAGCGAATTAAATCTTAGTCTCAATCATGTAAACAGTTTGACAATTTATAATCATGAAATACAATTTTCAAATACTGTATTAGCTACTGATTTATTTTCAACACCTGGTACTACGTTTTTAGTATATCTTCAAAATTCTACAACATTTGTTATGAAATCAGCAGATCATGGAGAAAATTCGGTTATGCTAAGCGGAAATAAATATTATCTAATTACACATCCAAGACCTAGAAAAAATAAAGCTGATTAAAGTTTTAAATTAATCGTTTTTTATCTATAATTTTTTTCTTTTTGTTAATCTATAATTTTTAACTTATTAATTTTATTTTTCTACTCTTTATCATCTATCTTCATGCTTATTTTTTCTCAATTTTGAGATAATATTTTAAAATCAAGAGGAATTATACAGTAAGAAATTTAATGATAAAAATAGCGTAAGATATAAACGTAAAAATTAAGAGATAACTTTAAATACAAAGATTTACATAATAGATATTGGTGATAAGAGAATGAATAAGTTAAAAGTTCAAGTTAGTTTAAAAGATGAGAAATATCCATTTTTTGAGGACAAGGCATTGGATATAACTGAAATTGGTGATAGAGCTAGAGGAAGAGTTATATATTTCAGTGGAAGATTTGTAGAAAGCGGTGAAAATGGAAGTTTTATAGAATTTGATAGAGTTAATGAGTTTACGGTAAAATTAGCAAATGCAAAAATTGTTGTAACAGAAAAGGGAACTCCAATCATAAAGTTTGAACCGGGAAATACATTATATGTTATTGAATTACCAAGCGGTTATAGAGGTGGTGTTTATTTCAAAGTGCTTAGCGGTGAATGTGAAGATTTTGAAATATTGAGAAGTCCTAGAGGAAGTCTCGGAGAGGTTAAACATCTTTATTGTAATGGAGATGTAGAAATTCAGTATAGCATAAGCGGTAGAGTTAGAACTGCTGGATACGGATATTTGATACAATATTTCGGCGAGAATTTGTCAGGTAAAATAGTGATTAAAGATGGAAAGGTTGAAGTAATTTATGATGAGCAATTAGACAAATTGTTAAGTTAATATTTTTTTATCTTCTATTTTTCTCTTTTCTGTTTTAATATTTCATTTGCAATTTTATAATTTCTAATTAACTCGCTTGTCAAACTGTCTAATCCCATTTTTCTAAGTTTTTCTGCATATTCAGTATACTTATTCTTAATTTTCCAATTATTATATAATAACATATATGCATTTATAAGTTCTAGAATATTTCTATTACTTAAATCATATTCAAATGGAAAGTTATGTTTATCTAGAAATTCAAAAAGTTGTTCTTTTTCGTCTTTTGTAATTTTATATTTTTTTCTTCTCGTTTCCATATTTCCAACATATCTCCTAGAACTATCAAACCAAATTATTTCTTTAAATGCTGAAATTATTGAACAAAATGCGGTATCCATGCTTTGTATATTATTAAAAATTTGTAAAAAATATGGAGATGATATACCGAGAACGTGAAGATAAGATACTTTTCTTTTTAGGTAATAAATCCATGGAAATGTATATTGTAAAACTCTTAATTTGCTAGAAGTCATTATTCCGCCAATTGCAAAATAATAACTGTATTGTTTGTAAAAATCAATAGCTTTATCCAAATCTTGAAGTGGATAAATATGTAAAACTGGTATAATTTTTTCTATCCATTCAATTTTTGTGTAGAGATACTCAAAATATTCAAAATTCCGTTTGTCAAGAGGTGCAAAAACGCTAGGAATATCGAGAGAAAAAAATGCGTAAGCATTAACACTTTTATACTTTTGCAAGACATCATTTACAGAAATTTTTAAGTTATGCATTATAATTTGAAATCCGCCACTATCAACCCAAGTTTCATTTTTCCATGTTTTTTTTCTAAATCTCAACTGATTAATTAAGACTGGAAAATTAGTTTTAAAAAAATAACTTCTTGAACTAGAAATGCCAAATACCAATTTCATCTTTATTCAGCGTTTATAATTTTTCTCCTTAACAAGTAAATAATTCCTCCTAAAATTGGCATTATTGCAATTCTCAATATTGCGTATATGAGATTTCCTTCAATTACAAAATTATAGAATATTGAATTTTGTATTCCTAAATAAAAGAATAAGAAGATCTGTAAAATTAGGCTAATCATTACTATTGAAAATAATAGTTTTTTATTTGTCAATTTTAGAAATGCTAGACTTACAATTATAAAATTCCAGAAGATGAATAATAATCCATCAAGACCAAATGAAATTGAGAAATTAAATAGATTTTCTAAAACGTTTGCAATTGTATCAGCGATAAAGATTAACAGTAAAGCATTAGGCGTTATTTTTGCAAATTTTTCAGGTAAGATTTTATCAAATGCTAAATTTTGAATTAATCTACTTTGAATCATGGAAGTTACAAAAATATAACTCATAAACCATATTGGCATTAATAGAAATAATATATTTAAATTTGAATAACTGTCTAATACTGCTAATACAGTAACTACTAAATAACTTGCAAAATATCCGATTTTAGCGTTTTTGCTTATGTTTTTTGTTTCGCCAGCTATATAGCTAATTGCATTTAAAAACAAAAACATAGATAAATCAAATAATAAAGCTGAAAGTAAAGTATTTGATATTGTAAAGTTTTGTATTTGGAAATGGAAACTTGAAATTGGCAGAATTAAAGAAACAATTATTTGTAAAATTGCTAATCCGTCTACTAAATAAGCATAAATTGTTTTTTTGCTAACACTAAGTAACGCAGTCCCAAATAATAGTTCTGAAATTAAAAACTTATCGAATATTGGAATATTGAAATTTAACAATACAAGGTTTGATAAAACTGGTGCTGAAAATACATAAATCAGCCATAACGAAATTCCAAAAATTGTATAAAACTTTGGAGAAAATGTTGAGCGAATATAAGCGTAATCGCCCCCGTTTAACGGAATTTTCTTAGTCAGTAAATAATACATTACAAGTAACGGAATTCCAAAAGCAGAGCCTATAAGAACCGCAATTAATAAGTTTACATTTTTCATCATTTCAGAGACAAATAATGGATAACTTATACCGCTCAAAATGCCCATATACAAAAGATTAATTGAAAAAATATCTAATGTTGAAAAGCTTTTTATTATACCTGAACTTTCTCTTTTAAATTCCATATCATAGCTCCTACATTATGACCAATTTAAGATTTACTCGAAATTTAAAGAAATATATATGTCATAAAATATATATTATATTGATGACTAAGGAGTTTAAGTTAAGAGAAAACGTGATAGTTAAGATAAATGATAATCAAGCTGAAGTAATTGTAGAAGACAAATATAAACTTTTTTTGACTCTTTATGAAAATAATGTTACCGCAAAATATTCAGATGTTGAACTTTCAATTGAATATGACAAATTTGATGCTGAAAAATTAGCAAGAAAAATTTATGTTATAGTTCAACAATCTCATAGATTTTCAATTCTGCTAATTAAAGAAGTTTTGGAATTGATTAAAATTAATAATATTTATGATGAAATAATAAGAGAGATAAAGAAGTTAAAGAGAGAAGAAAATGTTGAAGCATTACTAAAAATTTATGATTTTTTAAGTAAAAGTCAAAGCGTTAAATAATTGTTTTTTTACAGTTTCATAACTAAAGTTTTCTAGCCAAAAGTTATAGTTTTCTTCAATTTTTGCTTTATATTCATCCAATTTATCCAGAACTTCTAATATTTTATCTATAGCTTTATCCATGCACATTTCTACTCCTTGTCCAATATGAATTGGATTATTCCAAAGAACATCTGGAAATCTACAAGAATCTACTAATAAATCTTTTAAATTGTTAGGAAAATATTCTTCCCATGCACCACCTTTTGTAGCTACAATTGGAATTTTTGATATAAATGCTTCTAAACCATTTAATTCAAAACTTCCTCCTCTGCTAGTTAGAAGATATAAGTCAGAAATTCTATACATTTTAACTATATTGTCAAAATCTGTATTTCCAGTGAGATTAAACATTCTCAAATCTTGAAAATCTGTTCTTGGCCCTCCAGATTTAACTAAAAAATAAATCTCGTCTCTTTCTTTTTGTATTTCCTTAGCGATTACATGAAATAAATCAGCACCTTTTCTAAAATCAGAGTGCCAAAGTGATATCATTACTAACTTAATCTTTTTTTCATTTTTAACTTTTTCAATATATTTAACTTGATCATCAACTTTTAACTCATTATCTTTTGCCAATAATCTAGAATTGAAATTGTGTACAACTTTGAAAATTGGAATTTTTAGTCCAGAATTTTTAAAAGCGTTTAATGTCCATTCAGAATTTCCAATTAGTCTATCAGCGTAATTATTAGCATAATCTATGAATTTTTCTGAAATTCTATCACTGTCAGCTACTTCAACTCCAATAATTGCTGAAACACGGCTTCTATATTGTTCAAAAAATGAGAATTCTACTTTTCCCCAATGCCACATTGAATAAAAGAAGGGATGAATAATTGAAATTGGATTTCTGAATGGGGTAAATTGATAGAATGATAAAGCTGGAATTTCATAAACTGTATATTTTTCTTTTAACATTTTTATATGTTGCAAAGCAATAAATTTGAAACTGACATCATGATGTTGAGGGTAAACATAATAAATTGGCTTTTCCAATTTAACCTCACCATGCTATTAATACAAATTCAGGAATATGTTTAAATACTTGATTTATATTTTCAAATGTAAATTCCATTCTTTTTTCTCCTTCAGGAGTTTTTACATAATGTATAGTTCCTAATTTTAATATATTTATATGCAAAATATGGTCATGTAGAAATATATCCACTGGAAATTCTTTATAATATTCTTTTTCTAAATAAACATTTATTGCAGTTTCTAAAATTACAATATGTTTTTTATTGAAAATGTAGTTTGTTCCAGAGCAGAAAGGTCTTATTTCATTAGCCCACTCGTAATAGAGCCAATAGCATAAAGTCAAAATTTTATTTTGTGGATCAATTTCACGTATTTTTGGAACTATTAGATCACTATCAATTATCGCAAATATATCATCATCTAAATCTTTAACTACTTCTAGAATTTTAAGTAATTGTTTAGCAATTCTGATCCATCTTATGTTACTATTTGTCTCATTCCAGATTATTTTATCTGAATATTTATCGATTAACTGGGGAGTTAAATCATTAAAAGTTTTGTCCACAACTACATAATCAAAATCTAATTCTTCTAAATGCTTTGTATAACCTGCAAAAGTAAAGATTTTCATAATTATTTTTCCAGTTCATGACAAATTAAAATATTGTTAATTCGTAACGAGGACAATTAGATCAAGTGATATACATAATATGATATATAAGTTATGAGTTTATTTTTACTACAATTTAAGTATATAAACATATGAGCATTACATATACATCAATTTCAAGTTTGTTAGCTTCACCGTTTCAAAGACTTACTTCTTCCATGTGGAACACTGCATCACTTTTGCTAATTCAACTTTATGAAACTGGTGGAAATGCAGTTACTTCAATTCTAAAAAATGGAAATTTAACAATTCCAGGTTCAATAAATGCTAGTTCTGGATTTTTCTATGATGAAATTTATATAGCTGGACAACCAGTTTTAACAGAACTAGATCCAATTTATATCGCTGGATTTATTTCAACTGCTCAACAACAAATAAATTTAATTTTATATTCAAATGAACAATTATATTACTCAATTATCAAATTACCTAATCAAATTAGTAATACACTTACACAAAATTTTGATAACTTTTATGAGTCATTTTATATTTTGATAAATTCAATTTCTAAAAAATTAGGAATTTCATTACAAAATGCAATTTATGTTATTGCGAATTCTATAGAATATGTACTTGACTATGTATATTTAGCTACAGTTGGTTTAGCTAATACAATAAATAAATTAAGTTTGTATTTATCACCGCCGACTATTGAAGGTCTTCAACTTGATGTTTCTACAACTCCAAGTCCACTTTATTCCGGTCCATCTATAGAAACTGTAAGAATAATTTTACAAAATCTTAGTAATTATATAGTTTATATTGGAAATCAATTATATAATAATTTTCCAATTCTACAAAATGATAGTTTGGAAATACATGTAAATAATCCTGCAAATGTTTACGCATGGGCTACCGGGAAAGCTAAAGTTTATGCTTTGTTTGAGGTCATTTAATCATGAGTATAAATTATAAAGATTATTTTTGTAAATTAGAGTGTTGTTATTGGCATGAGTTTGATTATGCATATGGAAAATTGCAAGTTGAAAATAAAACAATTATAATAATTGGAAATGATTGTGGAAGTTCTGCTTTGTATTTTCTTCTTAAAGGTGCAAAGAAAATAATTGGTTATGAAAAAAGTGATGAGCTGAATAAAAGATTTAAAGAAAAAGTTTGTAAAGAATTTCAAATATGTGATAAAGTTGAAGTTTACGGCGAATGGACTGGAAAAGAATATCCAAATGCTGATATTTTAGTTATGGATTGTGAGGGATGCGAAAGTAAACTTGATTTTTCTCAATTACAAAAATACAAACAATATTGTATAGCTATTCATGATTGGACAGAGAACCGTTTTGATTTAATGCGAAAATTATACGGCACAGTTCTAACTTTTATAACTGATGATAATAAAGAATTTATATTTTGCAAATTATGAAGAGCATTATGAGGTCAAATTTAGAACTTTTTAATTTAAAATTAAAACCGAATATGTAAAAGTTCTATATTAAGCACATTGATTATTTTTAATTATTGCATTTGATGAGATATTTATAGTGCCAGTATTACTAATACAAATTAAATTGTTTATTACTGAATTATCATTTACATAAATATTATTATTATTGTCAGTTATAAGTAGAAAATTTATAAATGAATTTCCATTAAGATAAATTTCGCCGTTATTAATATTAATTATTAATTTATCTATTACACCATAATTATAAATAGTTTGATTTAAAGTATATATTAATAAGTTTTTAATATAAACGTTTGAAGGAATATTAAGTGAAGTTACTAAATTATTAATTATGACATTTAAAAATGCATTTTGTTTATTCAATAAATTCGAGAAAATTGATCCATTACAATCTAATAGAAAATATTGATTATAATTAAAAGTTAGAAATTGATTAACATTATAAACTATATTTGCAAATTGTGAAGCTCTTACGACTTGATCACGCTGAACATAAGAAAGTCCTTTTTTCAATTTTATATCATTTTCATTTGCTAATTTTACAATTGCATCTATTAATTTGTTAAAATCGTTTACAGTTAATGGAATTCCTTTTTGTGCATACAATAATTGAGTAAATGGATATGGTTGAAAGTTTTCATAAAAATTATAAAAGTCTAAAATTGTAGGATATATATAGTCTAAATATGCATATTGTGTTAAATAATTAATATATTTAAATACACTATAAGTTAGATATAGGTCTTGTACAATTTCATTCCATAATTTTGAAGATATTATAGAATATTTAGTTGGTGGAGATAATAATTTTGTAATTTGGTAAAACGATTTACATGGTAAAGTACATGGTAATAATTTATAAGTTGGTTGACATTCAGTAGATGATAAAATATTATAAGAGATATTATTATTATTTAGAAAATCTATAACTGATTGATTTGCAATAAATGTTATTTCTGCTGTTAAATATGAACCAAAAGTACCACATGTACTTGGCGTTATAAATCCTACAGTTGTATTATTTTCATATACAAATCCTTGACAAGTCATTATTAGTAATTGATTATTTAAATTATTTAATAAAATAGCAGAAACATAATTTGAATTATTACATAGAATTTCTATTACATGACTTTGACCATCATAACATGTACAAAATCCGGTTTCTTCTTGACCATCAAAATTATTAATTACAGTTTCACTTGTAATTGGTGAAATTGTTGTATTCTGAAAAGTCATAGTTAAACCTTGAATCGAGACACAACTTTTAGAACTCTTTAAATTAATTCCTTGTGGATAAATTAAAATTAGCATATAATATCCTTGATAATTTGATAGATCTATATTGAAAGTTTGTCCAACTTGTGCAAATCCAAACTCATCTTGATTTATACAAAAATTATTGTAATAACCAGAATTAAAAGGATATTTTGAGAATAGAAATATAACTAGCGAATTTACGCTTAATGAAAATTGCAAAGATGTAAAGTTTATAGGATTTACTGTAGTCATAGATAATAATAAAAGATTTTCTGGTAATTGAACGCAGTAAGTTGAAGACATTTTTACATCACTACGTGCTTAATTTTGAATAAATGATTTAAAACTATATTCATAATTTTTATATTATCAATTCCAAAATTGCACTTGTTCGGTATGAGGCAAATCTGGAGATTTTTAAATTCTGAATTAAAGCCGAATGAACTTAATTTTGAATTAAAGAACATCATGTTTGACCTCACGTGACTAGAACTATTGTCTTTTGTGGTTGAGAATTTGAAGGCATTACGTTATTTGGAGGATAAGCTCTTAACCTCATAAAATTCCATGCAGTTTGCCACTGATAACTAGAATTTACACTACCAATTATACCTAAATATAATTGAGAAGAACTAGAAAATGGATTATTGCCAACTGTACCACAATAACCATTAGTTGAGCTATAAAGTTGAGGTGCTATACATCCATACCATGAAGTACTTGATGTTCCAGAATATACGACCCATGCATAAAGCCACTGTGATACTGCAGTTCCTGCTGGGTTTAAATCAGAAGTTTGAGTTCCACTTATAAAATAATCATTAGAAAAATAAGAACCAGAATACCCCATATCCACACTTATTGCATTTAAATTACCAATTGAAGTACTATCAACTATAGAAGAAAATCCATTATCTGCATTTAATCCACCTGTTTGATTTCCTAGATCTATCACTGATGATTCTGCAATTACTGCTTGATTTGATATATACTTAGCAGTATATACAAATCCAAAATGTGAATTATAACCACTTATATAAATTGCATTTATTGTATTTCCTAACGGTCCGGTTGTAGATATTTGAGTTAATGAATTTCCTTGATTATTAAAATTAGATAATGGTTCATTGCCATTAAAATAAATTAAAAATATATTTTTTCCGTTATCATATTGTGCATAACTCGCGGATAAATCTGGTCTCATTCCAGTATAAGGATATTGAATTGAATTTCTTATAAACATATAAATTGTAATTGATGAATTTGCTGGTATTGAAGTTGGCAAATTAATCCAAATATAAACACTTGATAAATCAGAAGTATAACTTTCAATCCATGCGTAAAGTGGAGTATTACATTGTGAATCTAAACAAAATTCTAAATTTAATAATTGACTAGAACTTGATAAAATTGAAGAAAGATTAAGTTGAAGTAATTGTTGGAATGGAGATGGAGTTGGATCACTCTGTGAATTTGTTATCGTAATTGTATAAAATGTTATTGGAATTCCAACAAATTCAATTTCTTCACTTAGCAAAGTTGGAGTTTGTGCGGTTAATTGAATTTCACTTGGTGAACTTACAGTTATCTTTAAACAATTTTTAGGCATTAAATAGATAGAATTATTAATTTGAACTGCAGAACTGCCTAAATTTTGTATTATTATTTCTCTCCAAGTTTGTAAATATGATGGATCTAAATATTGTGAAGTTATTTGTTGTAAATTTGCACTCCCAGAAAATTGGAATTGTGTTCCAGCAATTTGGTTTGGAGTTATAATTTTACTTGTTAGTTTAGGAATTAATAATTGCAATTGTTTACTAACTTTAGATAATTGTATCTGAAAATTTAGAATTGGAAATATTACAGGCTTCAGTTGAATTATTGGTTTATTTGCCATGCTTTCAAATGGCTGTTGTTTTCCTTCCCCAAATGTATAAGCTTGTGGTTGTGATAAATTATGAAGAACATTATATCCAGCTACTTTTAAAGCTGAAACAAATAAATAGTCAGCAATTACATCATTTAGATTTTGAAAATTCCCATTTTGATAATATTGTAATAGCTTTGCTGAACCATATTGATTTATAAATAACAAATTTTGCACAAAATTATTCCAGTCTTGTAACGTTAGAAATTCTAACGGTAACTTAAAACGTACTTTGTATGGTAAGCTCATATGAAAAAATTATTAACTTGACAGAAATAAACACACATAGCTTATACATAATATTATGTATATGGCTTGGTCTAAATGTTGTTATCTTTTGAAATTTGTAATATATTCTTTAATTTTCTTAATGTCTAAATGTGTATTTTCTTCAATTTGTAATATGAAGTTTTCGTTTTGTAGTATCTGTATTATTTTATCTTTATTTTCGATAAAGAACTTGTAAAGTTCTGGATGATTTCTATACCATTCATCTTTATTATTCTTTAAATCATTATCTATTTCGCCGAGAAGAAACGCTAATTGTCTAACATCAATTTCTCTCCTAATTGGTTTAAATATTACTCCTAAAGTTGAAAAATATGGTTTGTATTTGAAAAGACACATGTTAAAATTTCTGCCTTCTTCACAATTTGCAAATTTCGGATTATAGATTTTAGCTACTAAGCCCTCAAGTTTTTCTTTAGTTATAATATCAAGTAAATCATCTAAATCTAAACAAATTTCTGGATACCATTCGTAAATTTCACTATCAACTTCAAATGGATTTAAATATCTATTATTTTCTTTATCAAAAACATCATAAATTATAAATTCTGGAGTTTCATTTTTGTGAATCTGTAATGCTGATGTCTTTTTATGTATAAGTTCCCCATGTATTATATAATTGTTATGTTCTTTTATATATTTTATAATTTCATCAATATTTGGAACTTGATAAAACAAATTCTGAAATGTTTTATCATGAGGTATATCTTTTCTAGTATTAATTTTTAGTTCATTTTCATACTTTAAACAAATATGTGTTCCATCATATTTTATCTCATAATATATCATACCTTGAAGATTTTCTAAATCTTTATAACTTATATTTTCCGCCTCATAATGACATAAATTAACGCTCATAATTTCTAGTTTAAAAATGTGACAAATTTATTTATTTAGTTGTTTAATAGTTACTTCTTAATTGCCAGTTAAGTAAGATTAATTGAATTTCTTCATTTGTTAAACCATATTGTTTTAATTGTTGTAAGTATTGTTGAGCCGTATTTAGATCTATTTTTTGTCTTTCAAATAACAAATTGATTGTTGAAATTATTTCATTTACGTACGTTCTAAGTCTCCTATTTCTTGCATATTCTAAGTAAGTATTTTGTAAATCTGTTGGTACTTGAAATTCGGAAAATACTTTTTGTAAAAGTTGATTTGGATTGCTAATATATTCGCTAATTGTGAGTGCTTTAGATGGAGTGATGTAAAGTTCTTGATAAGCCATTAATAATTTTCTAATTTGTGCTGATAATTTGAAAACTTCTAATAGGACTTGATTTATTCCATATTGTTTTAGCAAATTCTCTAATTGTATATTTTGAACTCCATAAGTGAGAAGTTGAATATATTCATTTCTCAAAGATTGTACATATTGTCCAATTAATTCATATTGATATAAATTAGAATATAAGTTAAGAAATTCAGATGGTATAAATGAATATTCAACTAATTGGTTAATTGGAAAGTTATATTTTATTGCAGTTTCAATTTGAGAAAGTGAAGGTAAGTATTTTCTCCAAATTTCTAAGCCAAATGAAGATTCATATTGTTCAATAATTATTTTTATTTGGTTTTCTGGAATTCCTAATTGTCTTAATTGCGTTTCTGCATTTCCTAAATTAATTGGAATTTTTCCAACTTTGTAAAGTTGACCTTCTATAATATTTCCAATAATTGTATGTAAACTGTAAAGTGTTGGAATATAAGTTTGCACAAATAAATTAGCTAAATCTTTTTGCATTCCTAATTTTATTAACTCGTTTTCAGCATTTGTTGGAGTTATTTGTAAATCTTTTAATAATGATTTTATATATTCTAATTCTGTTGTAAGTTGGAAAATTTGGATTTCTGGATTAATTTCATAATCTACAATTTCTTTTGGCAAGTTTGAAATATTTGAGGAAATTCCATGTCTTGCTAAACTAACGTGATAACTGACAATTTTTGGAAATACATATTCATAATAGAATTTTTGAGTATAAAGATCTATTGCAGTTTTATCTTTTAGAATTTTTGCTAATTCTCCGGCTAATTGATTTTGATCATAATATAAATTCTTAGCTAAAGTTTCTAAATATGATAATTGTAATTTAGATATATTTATGTTATATTCTTCTTGAATTATCTCATTTATTAAATAATCATTAATTTTTAATGCTTTTAATTCATTTTCTACAGTTTTCGAATCTATTAGGAAGTTTCTTAATTGTTCTTTTACAATACTTAAAGTTGTTGATATTTGAATTTCTTGACTTGTGTAATTGATAAATATGTCTTCAAATTCCTTAATTATGCCTAATGAATGTAATTGTTTTTTAATTTCATCAACTGATAAATATCCTTTTCTAGCCAAACTTTCAATTTGGCTAATTTGATATTTTGTTAATGGAGCTGTTTGATATTCAAAAATTATCTCAGAAATTATAGATGAATCAAAGCCTAATTTCTTTAATTGATTTTCTGCATCTTTTGTACTAATAATATAATTTTGTAACATGAATTGGTATTGTTTCAAGATATATTGTAATTGTACATATTGAAGTTCATAATTCAAAATTGTAAGTGCTATCTGTTCATTAAAGTTATTAGCTTTTAACTCTGCTTTTACTTTCTTTTCGTCAAATATTCCTAATCTGGTAAGTTGTTCTAATTGTGTCAAAAGTAATTGATTAGTATAAACTATTTGAGATTGTTCAATCATTATGTTGAAAACATTTTGAACTTCTTCAGGATAATTTAGTTCTTTAAATAATTTTTGAACTGTTGATTCTAGGAATTTTAGATCAATGTATGGTCTTCCAAAATTAGTTAAAGCTCTTGATAAAAGTGATCTTAAAAACTGTCTAACAATTCTTTGAACTGAATAATTGTACTCAAGAGAGAAAACTTTTAGATATAAATCTTTACCAGCTAAATTAACATTTTGTATTATTTCTTGATAAGCTTTTTCAGGAGTAACTACAAATTGTCTAATTCCCTCTTCAACTGCTCTTTGTAAAAGTCTCGCAGTCTCATTTTGATACATTAATTTTGCAGTTTTTGGAGTTATTAAATTATTTTCTGCATATTGAGAAACTGCACTAAAGTCTAAAATTCCATATTGTGAAGCTAAAATTACATCTCTTATATTTACTGGTCTAAATAACGGATTTCTTGGTATAAAATCATCAACTGGAGATTCTAGATAAGCATCAGTAAACCATGCTGGAAATCCAGTCAATAGAATTGTTTCTTTAAGATGGTCTTTAATTTCAGAAAATGATCTTGAACCGACCCAATTTGCAATTAATCTAAATGGAGGATCTGCAAATGGTAAATCTCCAAGACCAATTTCATTAAATATTTCTCTCGCAGTAATTTTAAAATCTGAAATAAATGGCTCTTTTATAAACTCCTTAAGCGTAGTTTGTATTTCTACTCTTACTTCATTTAAAAAGTCAACTGAAGTTTCAGCAAACGCTTTTACAATTTCTCCAAAGTTAATTGGAATTTTTCCGCCTAAGCCAACTGGCGCTAAATCAATTTCAACTTCTGGCAAAATTTCAGCTAATTTATCTATTATTGCTGGCAAAAATTTTCCTAAAGTGACTGGAGCGATAAATGGAGTTAAAAATTGAGTAACTTGAGAAATTGCAGAACTAATATGTTTCATATTTTGACCAAAATTATTTAGAAAATCTTGAACTATTGTACTTATTAAATTTGCAAATGCATTTACAACACCTTGTAAAAATGAATATGCATCATTTATAAATGTAGAAGCTAAAGAAGACAAATCTTGAAATACATTTATAATTTGTTGTTCAAGAAATGTTAAAAATCCTGAAACTACTGGAATTGCAGTTTGTACAAAGTTTTGCAAAATCGTCAAGAAATTGTTAGCAATTTTTTGCATAAAAGTTGGAATATCACTAATTGCCTGACCTATGAAACTTACAACATTTTCAATATCATTAACTACTGCACTAAAAAAGTTTATAAAATCAGAGCTTAAGAAATTTGCAAAATTCTCTAATGCTGTTAGCTCATCTGAAAAAAATGTACCTAAATCTCCAAGATTTAATAAGAAACTCATATTATTATCATGTGTATATTATAAAATTATAAATGTTGTTGTAAAAGTAAAAATTGTTTTATGTAAAAATCTTCTTCCTTTTTTTGAAGTTTTCAACTGAAGAAGTAAAAACTTTTTTGTTTTTCGATTTTTTTATTTACATTTTTTGTCACTATTTTTTATAATCTCTTTCTTTCAATTCTCCAGATGATATTTTTTCTCATCATCTTGCTAAGAAATTGTAATGATGAGTATATAAACCAAACGCGTTAGTTTACAAGAAATCTTTTAAAACTCTTATCTCTCGATATTTTTATTTTTCTTAACGTAATTTTACGCAAAGAAAGAGTGTAACGAGATTTATAAAGAAAAAAATTTTAGATGAAAAGAGTTATATCAAACTTGATATCTCTTTAACTTGAAAAAAATAGTAATTTAAGCTTTTTCTTCTTCATCAGATTTTATTTTAGCATTTCTCATTTCTTTAACAATTTTTACAACTTCTAGAGCTTTTTGAAAAACTTCACTTTTTCTAATTTCTTCACTATCACAAGTAGCTAATGCCATAGTTAAATCGTCAAGTGCTAAATACAGTTTTGCTGTTAGCTCTGAAGGTAAATTTGATTTTTTCTTTTGTTCTGACATCTTGACTCAAATTATATATTATGACATTTTTATATTTTTTATAATGAACTAGTATTAACGGTTTACAATTACAAAAATTGAATATCTCACAGAACTTAAACAATTTATCAATTTGAAAATTATCAACTACAACATAATTTTGTGAAGTTGATTTAACTTCAATTGGAAAAATTGTATTATCCTTAGTTGCTATAATATCTGGAATTGGCTGTTTTCCAGTTCCAGAAACTGGAATTCTTATAGCTTTGTATCCATGTTTTTCAAGATAATTAAGTGTCTTATATTCATAATATTTTCCAGATTGTCTAAAATTCATCAAATTAAACTTAAAAATTATGACATATATATGTTTAAATTTGTCATATAAAAATTTTTATATTGATGATATATGGATCCCGGTTTACAGAAAATAATAGAAGTTTTTAAAGAAACTTTTCATCCAGATGAAAACTCACTTAAAATTATAGAAAAACAAGTAAGTTATCTAGAATATGCTTTTTATGATCTTTTAGAAAGCTACAAAGATGAAAAAATAAGTATGGATTCTTTAATTATTTTCTTTGGTTATCTTTTTGGAGTACTTATCGATAATGATGTTCAACTTGAAACACTTCTTGCAATAATTGAATCTGTATATGTAGCAAAAAAAATTAAAAAACATAAGTTATAATTTTTTAATGAAAATTGGATGTCCAGTTCTATTTGTTTTCCCAACTTCTTGAAATCCAGCTTTCTTGTAAAGTGCATTTGAATGATCTGGAAATCCAAGTGTCCAAAGTACTTCAAATCCATCACTTTTTAACTTCTTAGCTAAATCAACTAGAAAATTAATGTCATAATCTCCAGGAGCTGTTTTTGTAACTCTTCTAATAAAATAACTTCTATTATCTGGAATTTTGTATTCTTGAGCTATGTAACGAAATGGCGTGTTATCATGTAACCATGCCACTGCTACAATAAAATCTTGCTCACTGTCGTTAGCAATATACATAAAATATCTGCTATTTTTTCCAGCTCCACCGCCCAAAGGCATTCCTTGAAAATGGTAAAAGTCAATAAGCATTCTTACAAATTTTATTAATTCTTTACTTTTCGCTTCTTCTATTCTAAATTGTAACTGCATATATTTGTAACTCAAAATATGACAAATATATATTTTATGAATTGAATATGATGAGATCAAAGAGTAAAACTGATATACATTATATTGTATATTAGAATTAAGTTTTTATTTTGACTTTTACAAATATAATAATTATGGGTAGGAAAGTAGGACAAAGATCAATTGCACAAATGAAATATCATCTTTATCAAAAAGTACTAAATAGAAATACTTTTCCCGCTTTTTCGCAAATGTTTAACGCTGGAGTTTCATCAGTTTTACCAACACCGCTTGAGAACATTTCAGTTCCTAAAGGTATAAATACTAATTATGGAATTGCATATGCTACAATTATTTCATCTTTACTTTCCGCATTAAACAATTTAGCAATGTCAATATTTAATCCAAATACAAATTCATTTAGTTTTCTACAATTAGGTCAAAGTGGAATTTATGGTCAAACTTCTGGTCTTGATTTTATAAACAAATCTACACAACTTTATGATAATTATGTAAATCTTTGTTCAATTTTATATCAGCCTGCAGTTTTTGATGAGACATATTTTGACTTAAGTGTTTTTCAGTCAGCAAATACAATTATTAACAGAAATAATGCATGTGAAAAAATAGAACAATATTTTAATAGTTTAAGTTATTCAAATATTAGTATTAACTTACAAACTTTAGGAATTGGAAATACTCAAATTCCAAATGTTGATAATTATTCACTTTCTAATATTCAAGACACTGGAGTTGGTGATTTATTGAATGCTTTAAATTTAAACTATAATCAACTTCCAGATTTAGCAAAATTCATAGTTTCATTTATTCCTAACTTAAATGATATAATTAATAGCGGATTTGCTTTAGATGTTGGATGGTTAGACAGATGTGTTTTAGCTCCAGAAATTGAAGAAAGTCCAGAGTATAAAGTCCAGTTACAAAACGGTATGATTTTACAAAATTTTGCTAACGTTTTCGGAATGATATTAGATTATTCGCCTTTAGATTTATCAATTCTAATTCCAGAATTTAATCCAAACAATATCACACAATTAGATTTAGTTTCCATTTTGTCTGCTGATAAAACTGTAATTTCAATATTTGGAAGTTTGTTTAAACAACATTTATATGACCCATCTCCTGGAGGAATAAACATAACTTACAGTTCTGAAATTGAAAATTATGCAGTTTCATATGAACAATTTTTACAAGTCCAAAGAATTGTAAACAAGAAATATTCTAATATATGGTATGCTAAAATGGTAGCTTCAGCAATTTTGGAAATTGCTAGATATCCTTATCAACAAAATTATAGTTATTCAACTGGAAAAAGAACACTTCCTTATAATGAATTTTTGAATTATTGGAAGAATAAGTGGTCATTTTATGGAATTTCAAATGTTGATTTGCAATTTGCTCAACAACTTGGAGAGAAATTACAAGGTCAAGCAAAAGTTGAAAATTCGCTTAAGTTAGCTCAAAAGTCTGCAAAAGCCAAACAATATAAGCCAATCTTCTATTACAAAAACTTTAAAAACATAGCTGAAAGATAAAGAATTGATAAACATGATAATTAAAAAGAAAAAAGATTGGAATATTGAGCCATGTAATTTGAATAAAAAATTATGGTATGGTGAACCGTATGATTTACATGAAGGATTTTATATACCTTGCAAAACTGATAAAAAGATTGATAAGAAAAAAATTTTAAAAATATTAACTTAAGATTTAGATAAAAGTATTAACAATTTTAATTGATAAAAATTAAAATATTTTCAAAATTCATAATCTAACTTTGAATTTATATATGCTGTTAATTCATATTCATTTAATTCTAGTATTTCTTGTCCATACTTTTTACTGAACTCATGTGCTAACTTAATTATTTGTTGTTCAATTTCTTTTACGCTCATCTTTATCCCTGATATGATATATGTTTTTGAAATATGAAAATCTTTTGCTTTATTTATTTCAAAAAGCTGAAATATTAATACAAAGATGAAAAAAATTAGAGATAAAAAAATAAAAAATTAATAAATTTACATTTTTCCATTTTGCTTTAATTCAGAAAGTAATAATTTCTTTAATTCACAAGTTTCACAATATTCTTTGTACAATCTTCTTACTTCATTTTTGTCATCTTCAAAATCAATTTGTGGTCTAATAATACATCCTCCTCCTTTACAAATTCTTAAATAATCATTATATAACATTTTTTCATAGGTTTTTTTATCTACAAAAATTGGCGTAAATTCTTCCTCAATATCATCATCATAAGAATGACTCATTTTTATGTGATGATCTAATTCTTCATAAGATTCGGCTACAAAAGGACATAATTTACAAAAAAGTAACTTGTTTTGACTTTTGTTTTGTGTTTTTTGACTTCTCATTCCTTTCACCAAGATAATATTGGTTTTCGAAATATAAAAAGTTTTCGCTCATGCTTTACGTACTCATCAACAAATGTATATTCATAATATTATGTATATAGCAAATTTGCTTTGAGTTTATTTATTCTTGTTTTATGAAATAAATAAACATGCAAATTAAAGATGAGTTTTCGAATATTTTCGGTCCCGTGAGAATCGCGATAGACAAAATTAGAGAACTAGAACTTCAAGGTCAAATTTATGGCCTTAGTAAATATTTACCTCATTCAATTATTGTTTTGAAAAATTCAGAATTGCCCATGATTGTAGATTTATATATCCCCGGATTTACTTTTTATTTCCAGTTTTTAATTGCAAAAGATCCTAAAACTGGTAGAATTGATATCGCAGATTTTCGCGTAGTTTATCCACAACCTTACGCGAAACAAGTTGATTCTGTTTACCAGAAATTCAAAAATGATGAAAATACAAATTTAGATAATCTAGAAGAAGAAATACAAGGGATCAAAGATGAGTGAGTATACACTTGTTTTAACTATAATTTCAACATTTGTAACTACATTATTTGCAATTGTTCAACTTTATTTAAAAATTAAGAATGCATTAAGAGACGCAGTTAAAGAAATAGTTAATTCAGAACTACAAAATTTAAAAATAGAAATTGAAGAGTTGAAAATAAATCAGAATGAATTAAAACAACAAATTGAAGAAATAAAAAAGAAATTGAGCTAAAGTTTTTCTAATATTTTTAACATATCTTCTCTTTTTTTCTCTTTTAGTTTTTCTATTATTATATCATATGCTATTCTTCCTAATTTGTTCAATCTATATCTATAATTGACCTTAATCCAAAATGGAATTCTTGATGGAGAATTTATCCTTTCTGCAACATCTTCACAATAATTATCAATACAATCAATTTTTATATTTAATAATTTCGAAAGTTCTATAACTGTTTCATGAATTTTTTTACTTGAATTTCCTTTTTTCCCTATAGATAAAATTATCATTATATCTAAATTATCTAAAGCATAATCTTTTATAATCTCCATTTTAACACCTCTAAGTTTATAAATTGTTATTTTTTTGTGTTGTTCTTATTAAAATTGTTAAAGTCGTATCAATTTCATTTAAAATATTTTTTATTAACATTAAAATATCAACTATGTCTTTATCATCAAATTCTTTATTCTGTACTATTTCATTTATTAATTCATATTCTAATTTAGATAATATGTGAATTTTTATTATGTCTATTTTGTTTACCATTTTTTCACGTAAATAAAAACATGTAATATGACAGATATAAAGCATTCGACAAAAGAAATAGTATTAAAAAAAAGAATTATAACTTTTTCATCATTCTTTGTATATTGAATTTGATGTAATTATCAATTTTTAAATCTTTATCATGAAGAATATTTGTAGTATTTGCTTCCTTGCACAATATTGCTAAATCCCTTAATAAGACTGCTTTTCTTCTAAATTGTAAATGATAATATGCTAAATGTATTGATAAATTTTTAGTTTTCATATTGCAATATGGACATCTATTATTTTTAAAGTGTATCTGTGCATGTTTTTTGAATTCTTTTTTCCCAACAAGTGTAGTTTTACATAAAAAGCAATAATAGAATTTTGGCATTTTTTAATACACCTTCACTTCCAAGCCATAATCTTTGCACATATTTATTATATTTTTAATTTGTATACCTTTCTTTTTCTTTACATGAAACTTTGTAAGACCTTTACATTCAATTATTACTTCCTCCATACTCTCACTATAATTATATATCATATAAAGCATATAAATTTTTCGATTAATCAGCTCTTGAAGTCACTCTAAAAATCTGACATATAAATTTTCTATATTATATTTTCTTGCTAACTCTCTTAAATTTTTATTTCTCTCATCTCTATCTTGAAGTTCTGAAGCTATTAATATTGCATTTATCATGTCATGAATATCAAATTTATGAATTTTCCATTTTTGCCCATGCGTTTTATCATAATATTCTTCAACTTCTGAAGATTTAATCAAAAGGTTCCACTGCCATGAGGTAAATTCATCAAACGGTGCCATAAGTTGATGAATGACCGGCGTTCCCATGGCCATGCTTTCTAAAACTGGAAGTCCAAAGCCCTCAGTTCCAGAAGGAACTATCATATAATCCATGGAGCGATAGAATGCAAAAATGTATTCTCTTGGATTTAGACCAAATTCTGAAACAAAATGCACATTTTCAGGAACTTCAAAATCTTTAAATGCTTTATGAGAAATTACAAAGAAATGGATTTTCTTGGCTAATTCTGGAATTTTAGTATTTATTTCTTGGAAAACTCTTATCATAAGATCCATATTTTTTCTTTTAGTTAAACCACTTACAATTCCAAATTTTATGGAATTTGGAAAATCTTTATCCAGCTTTTGCTTTAATTGAATAGCTAATTTTTCAGCTTTTTCTACAATTTCAAAATTTATACCGTGGAAAACTGGAAGATCAGTTTGAAGACCAACTTCTTGAAGATTTTGAGCTGTAAACTTTGAATTTGGAATAAATATTATATTTTCTAATAGATATTGATTTACAATATTTGTATTAGGTAAACCATCACAAGTTGTATAAAAATACTTCTTACCTTTAAATTCTCTAAATGCATACAAATATGGATTTAGAGATGGTGGATGGAAAGGCATAAAAATTATTAATTTATCAGATTGTGGAATTAAATATGGATTTGTTGAAATTGTTACAATTTCTCCATTTTTTCGTAAAACTTGTGCAATATCCTCTGAAACATTACGAATTGAGGAATAGTTCATGGTCAAAATTGTAGTTTTCATGTGAATTTTTTAAATGTCATGACATTAAAAAATATCATGGGCATCTTTTTGTTCGAGTGTCCAATTTGTCAACATTTAACGAGAACTAGAAAAGCTATGATTACACATTTGAAAAAACATCATCCTAATGTAAAAATTAGTGATTGTAAAAGAATAAGTAAAACAAATTATGAGTATATAGAAACAAAAATTGATGATAATGATTAATTTCAAGTTAAAAAGTTAAAAGTGATTTTTTTAAAATTTTAAATTTGAACTAAAGTTCTGAAAAAGAAAAAATAAAAAAATAAAATAGCTTAAAAGATATTCTATAATTTTTTAGCTTACATATCCAGTTGGAGATCCAGTAATTATATTAGTAACTGCATCTAATACTGTAGGATTAGCATTAAATGCTGAAATATAATATGCTTTCAAACCATTTATCATGTTAACAAGTGCTGGCCCTCCTCCCAACCTATTTAAAGCTCTAGCTACCTTCAAACCAAAGCCTTGGTAAATGGCTCTGTTAGGACCAGTAATTCCATATTCTGACAATACGCTAGAAACTTGTTCATTTACGCTAGTAAATTTTGGAACATTTGTTTGGAAATTTTGTTGTGCAACTGGTGCAACATTTGATAATATAGTAGATGCTACGGTAGGATTTGAAAATGATGCAAATTTAGCTGACCATTTTGCATACCTTTGACTATAGGATCTTGGTGTTCTTCCTTTTGCCATTTTTGGTCAATTAATATTTAAAATTGCTACAATATAAATTTTCACGCCGTATATACTATATAATGTATATAAGTTGATGAAATTGGCGTAAAATTCAAAACCAAAGCTATATACATTATATTATGTATATGAGTTGACAAGATTTTAAACTAAAATACTACAATAATTAAGAGAATTATTAATCATCTAATATACTATCTTCTATTTTTAAAAAAACTATTAAATTGTCAGATCATGAAATTTAAAATATGAATGATCTTGTCAAATATGAATGTAGAAAATATGTAGTTCAAATTTTTAAATGGTTAAAAAATCGTTACTCTGATAATGTTTATGATTATTTAGTTTTAGAAGATGAAAACTTAGTAACTATAAAAATTATAATGAATGTAACAATAAAATTTTATGAAAAAAGAGGTCTAGGAATTGTAAATTATATAATTAAAACTTTCAGACGACCAGAATTAATAAAAGTAAATTGGAGATATAATAGAAATATGTTTAATATTACTGTAATTTGTGGTAAAGTCGATAAAACTGAACAAGGTGAAATTCTTTAATTCAGAATTAAAGATAAAGTAAAGTTTTTTAAATGTCTAATAACAAATATTCATATATGAGAATTGAAGAAAAAAATGGAGAAAAGTTTTTAGTAATTGAAAGTAAAGAAGATTTAGAAGAATTCAGAAAAATGTTAATTGAGGCTTATTATGAACTTCATCAAGAACATAAGCCTAAGTCTTCAAAATGACTTGAAATAGAAACTTATAAATTTGTCAGAAAACGAAAAATAAGAATGACAAAGTATGGGTAAATTAGCTTTTAGGTTATATATTTCTATAATTCTTTCAATTGTAATACTTAATATACTTTTAATATTTTCTGAAGGAATTTTATCTAAAAATCTACAAAATATAGTTTTATATTCCGCAATTGCATCAATTTTGTTAGCAATAATTTTTACTTGGATAATAGATTTGGTAGATGATTTAGATACAAGAATTAATAAACTTGAACTAGAAATTGAAAGATTAAAAAGAGAAAGAAGACAAGAAATAAATTTGTCAGAAAACGAAAAATAAAAACGAAAAAAAATGGAAAGAGAATTTCGTGAAATAATAGTTTTCTTAATTTTTTTAGCTTTAATGTCTTTAGCTTTAATAGTCATGTCATTAGGAATTCTTGTAAAAAATATGCCAATAGTTATAATATCAACATTTTTTGCATCTGGAATTTTTGCAATTATATATGTAGTAATTTATGATATCTTTGCAGATATTTATGATGAAATTGATGAACTTAAAGCTGAAATTGAAAGATTAAAAAAGAAGAGATAAATGAAAATATATTTGTCAGAAAATGAAAAATAAAAAAAGATATATTAATTTATTTTTAACTATCATATGTTGTAGTATTTGGTCTCAAGAATTCCATTAGCGCTTGCCTAATTACTTCAGATCTGTTTAATTTATGATTCATAGCATATTTATCAAGTTTTTGCAAAAGATCTTCTTCAATTTTTACTGTTATTACTCTCATTTTGGTTGCCTCTTTTGTAGATATTCTTCCAATGCTTGTTCTATAGCTTCAGTTAATGTTATGCCATTATTTGCACAATATACTTTTAATTTTCTCTTTAATTCTTTATCTATATTAATTCCAAATACAACTCTTTCAGGTTTCCCTTTCTCCATCATTTTTCCTCAGTTTATAAACATACATTATGACATATTTATATATTTCGATTTTTTGCATAAACTTTATTACTAAGTAATTTGCATATAATAAAATTGAAATGTCAACAATACAATATGCAATTGAAGGATTTCTAGTATTAATGGGAGTTTTAATAGGATCATATGTAGTTGGAGAAATAGTATATCTCTACAATCAAAAGCAAGCAAATGAATCATTCCAAATAGCAGTCGATCAAATGACAAAATCTACAATTTCGGCAGTAGAGAGTATAAAAGATACTACAACTCTTGGAATTAATGCATTATTGAATATGGATACTCTTTCAGATGTAAATGCATTAGCACAGAAAAAGCAAAGTTCTCAGCAACAGTCACAAAGTAAATAATCTATTTTTTAGATTTAGTCATATAAGCTAAAACTTTTTTTATATCTTTTTTTGTTTTTGGAACTAATTCAATTCTGATATCTGAATGTGGAGGCATATGTTTATGAACTCTAGAATAATCAAGTCGTTTATTCGTGAAAACTAAAACATGATAATGTAGACCATGAAATTTTGTTGTATACTCTTTTACGCTAAATAAATGAGAATTTTTATCATGATTATAAATATATTGCCGAAATTTTTTATAGATTTTTATCGTATCATTATAGCGATAATTTGTAGCAATAGTAACAAAATATGTATAATTGTAAAGAAAATGATAAATGAAAACTTTTTCACAATTCACATATGCAATTGAAAACCTGACATTTAAATGTATATGTCATCTTTTTATAGTATTCTAAAATATCTAAAATTATGAAAAAGCAAAGAAATAAGTATATCGAATTACGTATACCATCAAAGTATAAAAATGTTTTTTACGAAAAAAGAGAGTTAATAAAACAAGAAATTGACAGAATTCTAAATTCTCAAAGGGAATTCAAAGAAATTGAAAGTAACGAAATTTATGATGAGCGTGTTTTTTTCACAATTGATGAACTATACTATCAAAAGCTTAAAGAATTAGCAAATAAATATAACATGAAAATATCTAAATTAATAAGATCTATATTCTTTAAGTTAATTTAAATATTTTTTTCTCCTCTTTTTTAACTTCTAAATATCATAGCCTCTACTTTTATAAATATATAAATATGTCATATTATAAGTTTTGAATTAGGAGAAACACATGAGTTCCCTCAAAGAAATAATAGATGAATTAGGTAAACAAGCTAAAGAAAATAATAAAATAGCTTCAAGAATTTTAAAAATCAAAGGTCTAAAAAGACTAGTGGTTCAACTAAATGCAATTCCGCAAGATAATAAAGTAAGATACAGTATGACAATTCATTCACAAAACAATTTTAAGAAACAACTTGGAATAACTGCAAATGACAGTGAAGATTTAAGATTAATTGCAGAATTCTTAAATAAATATGCTGACTTATTAAACGAATATGTAAAATTCACACCAAGGAATAATAATACAGTTCAAGAGGAAGAATTAGAATTAGAAGAAGATACAGAAAGTCAAAAAGAGCAAAAGAAAGAGAAAAAAAGAGAAAAGAAAAACGTAGAAGACGAATTTTAAAATGTCATAAGTTACGATTTTTTTTATGAGTAGTTCAACTCAACTTCTTGAAAAAATAAAATCTCATTCTTTTTTTTATAATCCAAGAGATACAGAAAGAGTTTTAAATATAATTTTATCTGGAAAACAAATTGAAGACTCAAAAAAAGTTGAAATTCTTAAAGCTTACAAACGCGGAATTGATCAACAATATTTTCAGTCTTATTTATTATATAATGATGAAGTTAAGTTTATTTCGAAAATTGTTAATTTTAAAGTTAAAGATGATGAAATAATAGCAAAATTTCAAAATGGTTTTACTGCAAATTTCGATCCACATTTTATAGCTGATAATCCTGAAGATTTCTATAATTTGATAACTAGTTATATGTTTGTTAAAATTAGGAAAGGTATAGAAGACTGGTACATTAGCGATATTTATTCAATTGAGCCACCCAACAATTATGAAATTGCAAAAGAATTATTTGAATTAGCAAATTCAGAATATTCAACTTATGCACTTTTATTGCAAAGTTTTGGATATGATCCATCAAAAATGGAAATAAATGATATATTTCTCTTTCTCCCTAGATTATTTCCATTATTCAAATCTCCAATTACAAAAAGACAAATTAATTATATTGAAATTTCTAACAGAGGAACTGGAAAAACTACAACTTTTATGATTTTACAAGAAGTTTTCAATTTTAGATATTATACAGAAGCTCCAACTTATGCAAATCTAGTTTATGATGCCCGAAATAATATGTATGGAGCTGTATTTTTATCAAATGGATTGATATTTGATGAAATTCAAAATTGGAAAGATGGTTTTTCAACAAAAGAATTAAATACTATAAATTCAACTCTATCAACTGGAATTGAAAATTGTATTTGGACAAGAGGTGCTGGAACAGAGTCAAAATCTGCTACTATTCAAAAATGTATTCCAATTATTTACGCTGGAAATCCATATTCTTATACAATTAATAAATTAGTAAATCCAGATATAGAAGATTATTTACAAAATTATCAAATATTTACATCTGCAATATTAGATAGAATTCATATTATTCAATTAGCAATTAAAAAAACTTATGATAAAATTATAAATGCAAGAGTTCTCTATCCATCAATTTTGAAAGCTTTAATTGAATTAATTCAACAGAAAATAAATAGTATTAATAACTATGTAAATTGCAATAATTTAGAATCTAGAAGACAAGAGCAAAGTATCGATATTCAAATTCTATTACAGGCATTAGACATAGATCTACAAATTGGAAAAGTACAAAATGAAGAAATTTGTAATAGAATAATAAACTTAATGAGATTTAGTAATTTAGGTGGTTAAAAATGACAAATTATGAAGAATTTGTAAAACAAAGCTTTAAAATGAAATATCCAGAAGATACAATATTTCCTAGCGAAATTGGAATTTGCTTTAGAAAAAGCTATTTTAGTAGAAAATTTGAATTTGAGAAAGCCGTAAATGAAATTACTTTAGATTTAGGAGAACAATATCATGAAAAAGTAGAACATTATTTTCAAGAAAAACTAAATTGTAAAGCAGAAATTGAAATAAAAGGAGAAATTGAAAATATAAAAATTTCTGGAAGAATTGACTTAATTTGCAATAATGATCTTATAGAATTAAAAACTATTACAAGTAATTACTTTAATATAAAGGAGTATCATCTTTACCAAGTCTCAATCTACTATTATTTACTACAACAACAAAACTATAAAATTGATAACGTATACATTATATATTTAAATAGAATAAATAAAGAAGTTAGACAATTTCAAATAGACAAAAAAGTATTAGATGAATATACAAAAAAGACAATTGATTGGATTAAGAAATTTAAAGAATTTATGAAATCACAAGATTATAAAACTATACCAGGAGCAAATAATTATTTATGTAAAAATTGTGAATTTAAAGCAAAATGTTTTGGCTCTTTATTCTGAAAAAATAGAAAGATTTTTATTTGTCATAATTTATATGATTATTTGATGTCATATGAGTGAAAAATTTTTAGAACAAATGGAAAAAATAAAAAACAAAGTTGAAAATATGAATGAAAAAGATATTTTAAATTTACTAAATAAAGCTTTTATTTTTAACGAAAAACCAAGAATAATATTTTATACAAAAAATAAAAATAAAATTGCTGGTTATTTAGAAATTGATAATAAACTATTAAATTTTGAAATTTGGTTTTCAACTTTTGGCAATACAATAAATGTAACAATTGGAAAAGTTTCAAAAATTATAAAAGAGGTGTAAAAAATGATAGATTATGATGAAATAATATCAGATCTTGAAGATGCAATAAAAGAATTGCAAAATGCAAAAGAAAAATTAGAAGAAATTATGAAACTTATTGAAAATTATGAAGAACATAATTTTGAAAAAGCAAAAATTGAAGAAATAGAAGATATAATAGGTGAGATAGAAAATTTAATTAGAGAACTAAAATAAAACTAAAAAAAAGAAAAAGCTTAAAGAAAAAAATTATTGTTTTAAATATACTCTTTGTTTTGACCTTCCAGAGGAAGGATTAACTTCTGCTTTTATCACTATTAATCCTTTTTTCTGCAGATTGTGCAAACGTTTACTCATTACAGAGTCATATCTTGATGCCCATGAAAAATGTCTAATAACCTCATCTTTCCATATTCCTTGAGGATACGATTTCAAAAAATCTAAAACCGCTTTTTCTTTTTTACCTAATTTAACTTTTTGCTTTTCTACTTGACTCATTTTATCACTAATATCTATTATGTAAAAACTTATATATAAAGTTTTCTCTACAGTTTTACGTTTCTATCTTACGCTTTTTTAATTTCTCCAGTTTAGAAATAATATATCAAAAGTGAAAAAAATGGAACATAAAAATAAAAAATAGAAAGTTAAAACTAAAAAAGAAAAAAATTAACTTTATTTTGGCAAAACATCAAAATAAGAAGCAGAAAAATGTTACGTAAAAAATGAAAAAATCGAAAAATAAAAAAGAAAGATAAAATTGACATTACTCTTTAATTAAATCTATTGAATAATGTTTTTTCAAAATATAATATAATTTGAAATATCTCGGTTCTGCATAATCAATATTCGACTCTGGCAATTTCTCTAATATTTTTATAATATCTTCTGGAATATCATATTCTTTGAAATATCTTAATTGTAATCTTCCTTTGATAATTGAATATTCATAGAAATAATATGCCTTATTATTTAAAATGACAAGAGTTTTATATCCAGTGCTATCTGAACGAATTGCAATATATTTTACTTCACTGTTTGAAACAAAAATTATAGCATTAATTAAATGATCATCTGCAATTTTTCTTAATTTTTCAAAAACATTTTCTATATCTTTGTCATGATTTGTAGATATTAATTTTGTCTTAATTTCATCAATTTGTTGTTTTAAAACTTCCAAACTGTTAATTATCTCATTTATAAGGTTATTTTCACTCATTTTCTTTCCTCCAAAAAACAACTAACTAGATATGACAAATATATAACTTTTTTTATTTTTCGGTTTATAAACTTCTTAAACTAGTAGAATTATTATTTGAAATTTGAGAAAAATTATTGATAAAGATAGAAAACAAAGACAACAAAAATATAAATATAAAAATAAAAGAAAAAGAGAAAATTGAAAATTAAAAAAAGAATTAGCTTACCAACAATCTTCCAAATACTTTCTTACTTGTCGTTCACTTATTCCTAACACTTGAGCTATTTGACTTATACTATAGCCTTGCCTTGCCAACTCATGAGTTACGCTTATTAAATCATCTTTGTCTTGAATGAAATATCTTGTGTTTTGAACTTGTACGACTTTCATCTTTTTATCACCAATATAACATATGTAAAAACTCATATTTAAAGTTTTCTCTAAACTTTTATCTTTGTAGCTTACGCCATGTTTTTAGTGAAAATTTATTTAATTTTTATATTTCTTTTTTAACATTCTGACTAATTCTTCTTCTTCAATTCGTTTCATTATCTGTCTTAATTCCAATAAGAAAAAGATAAATAATAATTCATAAAAAATTCCAACAATAACCAAAAGCCATATTGGATCCAATGGAGCATTTAAATTCATATTTCTGCACCATATTTATTCTTTGTCACTAATAATTTTCTCTATCTTTTCCTTAAATTTTCCCTTTATTTCATCAGGACTTAATAATTGATAAACTTCATCACTTAAAACTTCTGGTATTAAATTAATATCTCCTTCATCTAAATTATAAATAATACATTCATCAAAATAATAAAGATTATTAAGTATATTACTCAAATATATTTCCGCAATTCTCTTTTTCTCAATTTCTGGAAAATCAAATTCAACAATAGTTTCTTCAAAAACATAATTTAATTCATCTATCTTTTTATTTAATCTTACTGTAATTTTAGAATTTTTCATAAATGCATTAAATAATTTTTCTTCTTCATCTTTCTCAAAATATTGTAAATCCCAGCCATCTTTTTCTACAATTTCAGAAATCATTTGAATTATTGTAACTATCGTAATTTCTTTAAAATTTGTATAACAACTTTGAATATCATTATCAATATCTAACCATGCAGTGATATTTATATTAAATTTTTCTTTATCAAATTCTCTTAAAACTATATTCATAATATATCGATTTTCTTTTATATTTATGACATATTTATGTTTCTCTTAATAAATGTTAATCCTGAAATATTAAAATGAATCTGAGAAAAATAATCAATAAAAAAAATAACTTAAAAAATTATTTACTTGCATTAAGATACGCATTAATTACTTCCAAAAAATATATATATCCGCCAACATCTTTTTCACTTTCATATAGGAAATTGCTATTATCTCCATCAAAAATATATTTTAGCTTGTAACCGTTGTCATATATTAAAAAAATATCTACAAACTGAAAATTAAAAAATTCTTTTTCTTCTTCAAATCCTGTACTTTTCAACTCTTCAGGCGTAAGTGAAACTAAAAAAACTTCTCCTTTTTCTTTTGCTTTTTGCAAGATTTCGAATGCATTCATTTTTTATTCACTATTTTTACATCTGTCTTCAAAAGTATTTAAAGTTTTCTCTATCTTTTCATGTCTTCATTTTTCGACTTACAATTATGTTAATTTTCATGATCATTATACTTTCTTTCATAAATGACTTTCCCATGAATTTTTAATACACCAGTTCTATCAAATTCAGATAATGCATTCAAATACTCACTATAAGTTTCAATAATATAATTTATCCTATTTCTCATTCTTTCTAGAATTTTTTTCTGCTCAGCAGTTAATTTATGTACTCTTGTCATTTTTTATCATCTACAAATCATCATACGTTATATGACAAATTTAAAAGTATCTTTAATTTTAGATTTACGAATTTCCTAAAATGTTAGTATTATTATCCCAAACATGAAAAAAAATATTGATAAAAATAGAAGATAATAAACATAAAAATAGGAAGTTAAAATATAAAATTATAAAAATAAAATAAAATTAAGGAAAAAAGTTAAAAAAATTATTGAATTTGTTGTTGTGAATTAAAACGAGAAACGAGAGAAGAAAATAATTTTTGTGCATATTTTTGATCAAATCCATGATAATAAAAAAATCTATTTTTTTCTGAAATTTTATAAACCGCAAATCTTGACTTTGAACAACAATTACATTTAGCTAAAGCAAAATTGTTCATTTGTTGAACTATTTCAAAGTCATGAAATTTTACATCAATAATTTGAATCTTCATAACTCTCAATTATATATATGTCTAAACTTATATTTAAAGTTTTCTCTAAACGTTTATCTCTCTATCTATCTACTTTTTTATCTTATATTATCAATTTTTATCTCAAAATAGAAAATATAAAATAGAAGATAATAAAAATAAAAATAAAAAAAACAATTAACTTAATATAGACTTAATGACTTCCAGCCGGTAAAGAAATTGAAAACGTATACTATTTGATGTTTTTGGCTCTGTGAATTATATTTAATTCTTTCTTCAACCAGCAATATTACCGTATCACTCTTGGGAATAACAGCATATTCAAATTCTCTTGTATTATCATCAGCATCATTAATATTCATCAATATCATTTCATATTCGCCATAAACTTGTCTAATCTTTACATGCCCATCTCTTCCCTTGTACTCTTTAATTATGAGATAGTATCTTGAATCATTTTTTCCTTCTTGTATTGCTTGTTTTATTAATTCACTGATTCGTTCATCAGTCAAATGTTTCATCTTTTCACCATTATATCATATCTTTCTCCTCCTTTATAAATTTTTCTCTCCTTTTTTAGATCTCTATTTTTCGTTTCTTCTCCATCATCTCTCTCTATAGAGAACGTATCAACTTTGCATCTCCAATTTCTTTCAACGCTGTAGAGATAAATTGTTTTGTAACGGTGAAATCGCGTAAAAAAACCTATTTTGGGTTTGACTATAATTTATTAATTATAAACTACTAATTAGTAGTTAGCTAATTATATAATATACTAACTATGTAGTTATATAATTATCTAATTTAAATGTTAATAATAATATATATAAAAAAATAATAATAAGAAGAAAGATAATGCCCACTAACATTATTAAATGCTTTCTTCTGGTATATAAACTTTTCTTTCTAAACTTCCAATTTCTCCAACACTAAACGCAAAAAACTAACAACACATAACGAAATGAATAAATATAACAAATTAACAATATGTTTAGTAACTTTCTAACTTTAAATTGAGGTTTTGGTTTGCTAGAATTAATAA